AGCGGCATAGATTGCAGGATTTCCCGAAGCATCCCTGTAAACCATTAGTGCCTGCACGTAGTCATCAGGTAGGGGCAACGCTGCCTTTTCCGTCGGCGTGGAACCCGGCCCCGATGCCCAGTTCTTCAGTACTCCCTCAAAGTCTATTCCCCATAGCTGTCCGTGGAAAATAGTAAAGTATTTGACCATGTTAGTATCAGAGCCACCACTAGCCGCTTCTACCTTTTCCACAGGAGTCGCTGATGCCTTGGTTATATACGCATATCCCTGCCCATTCAATGCCCATAAAAGATACGTACCGTTTGCATCCCTGAATACAATACTGTCCGTAGGGTCTCCATCAAGGGTTCCGCCGGATGTATTCCATTTGTCTGACGCATCAAGGTAACTCCTGATAGTAGAACCAAATGTAGCGTACAGGGTATTTTCAAATATAGTCAGGGTATTAACCGTTCCAGTTACGGTGGTTCCCCCTGTATCAACGGTACCTGTAGCAGTATATTTTCTTCCAAGGACAAGGTGTCCTTTAAACCTGGTCTGGCAGTTTGAAAACCATATCCTGTCTATCGAACCTGGGTCAAGTCCCCTGTTCCACCCTATGCCACCACGGAAATCGTTCTGTGTAAGTATGGAAGCCCGCGGATCAGCACCTCTTTGGGTATCACCTATGGTAAACCTGGGTGCCTGTAGCGATACAAGTGTCCTGCGAGGCGGGCCAATCATCCTGTAATATACGCTGTTTAGGAGTATTTCATTCTTATCAACAACGGAAGCCATTAGTCTATGAGCCTCGTACCAGGTCTAAGTATGGGCAAGCTTCTTTCATCCTGCGATGAAACTGCTTCCCACCACGTAGCGTTCTGTCTCCTGTCATCAGGGTCGGTAGTGTTACCACGCGACAATGACATAAGGGCACGTGACGTAGCCCTGCTTATAATCAAACTAGGACTGATGTCAGCCGTAGTACTGTCAGCGGTCAGTAGCGTAGGCTTCTTATAACCTTCGAGGCGGAGAAGTTTCCCACTTACCGCACCGAGTGCGTCTTCGTAAAGTACAAGCTGTCGCTCTTCTCTTCTGAGATACCATGTGTCCTGATTGAGTGGTTCCCATCTGCCATAGTCCTCAACGTCAGCAATCAACTTGTTCATAAGAATAGTATTGGCATCATTGTTAGCGTTGTACTCAAGTCCTACCGAAATAATTGCGGTATCATCTTCAGGGTTTGCTAGTGCCAATCTGCAATATGTCCATGTTCTGGCGGATAATGCAGGTAATGGAATAGTTTCTTTTGGGCTACCACAGTTTGCTGTATCATCTAACAGTAAAGCTAGATCACTTGCGGCTACTGCTGTTTGTACCCATATCCAAAACTCTACATGTGTAAACCTAGATATATCTGATGAACCAATACTTCGGGAAAAAATTACATCTGCATCTGAAATGGAGTCTGTGATATCTAACTGTATAGAATTGCCACTAAACCTAGTCATCTCTGACGTACTGCTTACAGTTACACTAGAATGTTTACTTTCATAGGTAGAAGAATTTAAATCGTCTAACTGTTTCTGGTCTGCACCTCTGCGGTACATTACCCTAGATACACCCACCACATCTGTGGGTATAGTGTATTCGGTTTGTCCCCTGTATCCGACGAGAACATCCCCCGTAATATCAGTGTCATCGGGCACAAGACCCCGTGGGGTACGTTGAATAATTGCATCATTTATTATCTCATGTATTCTTGCGGGAGGAAAATGCGGTTCCCAGAGTTCATATGTATCATCTGTAGCAGTGGATGCCCCTGCCGCAGTTACCCATGTAATGGTACCTGTTGAGGCTGTATAGTCACTAATCCTTCTGATACTTTCATTATTGGTACCGGATGTGAATACAATCCACCACCCGTTGTACTGGTCATCACCGCCGAGTAGCGTGGTATCCAGTAACGTGGTAGTACTACCATTTCCACTAGCCGTACTAACCGGTAACTGATCCAGGTTGGATGCTATGGAACGCCGTATCTGTTCCCGCGTTCTTGATTGAACAACTGCCATATATAAAACCTTTACAAGGCTCTATCCAAAACCGCCGTAGTATTTCCTCTTGGTTCCCCTCTTTGCTACTTCTGATTGCCAGCCCCGGTAAGACCGCGTTCGCTCGGCAAGTTTATCCCTGTCCTCCCTTGTGGAAGGAGTATGGACAGCAGTTGCCTTTGATTCTGCGTCAGACTTTTCCGTCTGGTCTTGGAGTATTTCATCCAGTTGCCCACCGTCGAGGGTGGAAGCCCCCGGAATATAAACCGGTTGCTTCCTTTCCCCGACCGTAAAAGTTTCTTCAGAAGGCTTGGCAAAGCCCGGAATACTTTTTTCATCGGCTTTTGGCGAGAGCCACTTAGCTTGTTTCTTCTTCGCCATCTACGGTGAAATTTGTAGGAAAATAAGTCCGTAATCAGCAGCAGATGTAGGTGCAATTTGCATTTGAACACCAACAAGTTGCTCGTTCTCATGAGTTCCATCAAAATCCATATCTTCAGTACCACCAGCAGTGGATGCTCCGCCAACTCTTACGTGTTGACCTATAACACCAGCAGCATTTGCTAATACAGCAGCTGGCCCCCAAGTTTGAATCCATCCGTAATAATCAGTTGTCAACAAACGTGGAGCAACACCAATAGCTACATTAGATACTGTAGTAGGAGAGATAATCACATTGCTATATGGATTAACTACAAGCCCTGCAAGGTGTGTACCATTAGTTAATGCAGTGACAGTTGGGTCATCATCTTCAAGGGTAATTACACAAGTACTACTAGAATTTCCTGCTGCATTGGACTTAATCTTATAGACATGTCCTTCTCCGCCCGCAGTGGTTCCATCATTTATAAAAAGATATCCATCTTTATACTGGTCTGCAGTTGCTGCTGTACCCTCAAGGGTTACTGTTACTGAAGTAACACCTGAAGCTGCGGTAGTAATTGCTAAATCAACATCGTGATGAGCAACAGCAGCAGGAGCCTGTACTACTGCACCAGCAGCAATATCGGCTGCTCCTACCTCAACATACCTAAATGCTCTACCATCATCAAAGGTCATACGCGTACCAATCTTATGCTTCTGACCAGAAGTTTGTGCTTTTTCCCATCCAGATTTTCCGTAAATTGTATTCGGAAATGCCATAATAAACCTCCTTAAAGGTTACTAATTACAGGGTTTACCCCCTGCGACTGACCGATATTTTCATCTTCGGGGACAGCTCGGTCAATCGTTACATTGTCCTCGAAGTTTTCTGCGTCGTCAAATGACAACTGCGTGTTAGGGTCTAGCGAGAGGTAAGGCAACCTGTCCGAACTCGGAAGAGTTTTAGGCGGGTCAATCTTAAACCCCCTCGCTAAATATTTCTGCAAATGATATGGGTCAAGAGGTAAATTCACAAGTTCTATCCAGTTTCCGCTAGCGTCTTCACGCCATAAGCTTCCTCTTGGATGACTCTTGAAATCAATTTCTGAAACCGTGTACCCCTGCGATTGAACGAGAGGCTTCAGAGCTTCAGAAATTTTTTCAGGATTAAAACTATTGACCATATCTTATTCCTTACATACTAAGTTGTAGCAATCGAACTCTGAGTATATTGTACTGTTCCTGCTCTATCATCATCGGCTTCAAACATTCCGTATTCCTCGACGATAATAACTTCAGTTGCCCGAAGTGATTCGTCTCGTTGCCTACGCTCTGTCTTAGCTGATGCTACGAGGTAGCCCATAGCGCTTTGGTGTGCTATTATGCCATACCCGTAAGTCTGACCTGAAACAGCCTCAATATTACCATCTTCAAAGAATGGAACTCCACCGATTTTTACACCGGAGTAGTAATCTTTTACTGCTGGTTTATTGAAAACATCAGGTAGCGGGTAGGTAGCAATAATATTACCTACATCTGCGGCTACAGTCCAAATTACATTCGGGTGATGCACTACAAATAATGGATTACCATATTTGTTTTCCTTAGCATTTGCAATTAACCCTGAAGCTTTAGCAAACGTAACCGCCGTATCACCTCCATAGGTATCTGTAAATCCTGAGAAAAGTGCTATTGCATCCGTGTCCTTTTTCCTAGCCATAGCGTCACCCATCTGGCGACCTATGATAGAGAAAACGGATTCATTGTTTTGCCGTAACAACCTATCGGTTATTATAACTTTTATGCCGACTTCCGCTGCTGTTGCAGAAACAATTGCCGGAGAAATATCCTCCGAGTCAATCAAATCCTGACCGTCAACTAAATCACCGGCTGTCATCTGGGCAACCTTAGGAATGTCGAGTTGGTAGTGTCCTTTTGCTAGGTTAAACCTATCTATAAGGGCAACAACCGGCATATTATGCTCTTCTTGGTATCGTGCTTTCGTAAGCATGATACGCGACATCTTCTGAAGATTACCAGTGGTCGAAGTTTGTGTACTTGCCATGGTTATTTATCCAATCAAATAAGACCCGGCATCCCTAACTTCTTTGCGGCTGAATTAGCCTGTTCCGTCGAGATTGCGGGGTCTCCTGAGTTATATCTATCAATAACAGATTCCGCATCGGTCGGTGCTACGTCTGCCGAAGGCTGTGCTGTACCGTACGTCTGTGAACCGGTATTACCCTGTAAGCGTTGCTCAAGTTTTTTAACCCGACCTAACGCCTTTGCCGTTCTTTCCATCGCGGCAGGATCATAAATACCGTCTAAATCAGTAAAGTTA